AGTATGCTCGAAAGTAAATAGTTCTGTCCATCCGTTTATTCCACACAAAAAAACTCCTACCCAGAAGCCCACGCACATGGGGCAATGGAAGAAGTGATGTTTGGGTCGGATCTTGTTGAAGATGACTCCATAACACAATAGTTGCGTCATTCCGTAGGCGGTGAGCACAAATGTTAAAAGTTCCAATTTAGCCTCTACTCTTGATAAGTGTAAGACATCCAGTGATGCGCATTACCGCCTCTAGATGGCGCCGATCCCTTGACATCTTGATGTGGAATTTCGCCTAGCTCTGTGGACTCTTCGTCGCTCGGATCAACAAACCGATCAATCACCATATCTTCAAATTTTTCTACAAATTCAAAATAGGGGCGCTCTTCGTCTATCCATTTCTGGAGATTTAGGATCATCATCTTGGTTGTGTCAAAGCTTTCTCCTTTGAGCATACGCGCCTGAAGGGATCCATAGATCGAACCTCCTTGCACTGAATCTATCTCAATTAGACCTTTGCTGGCAAGGTACTTGAACATTCTTGTTTCGGTTGCATAAACCAGATCAGACATAAGCTCCTTTGGAAAGGCAACAACCTTCATTTTCTTTGGCATAACAATAATATCAATATCTGTGTGATCCATTATCATATAGTCGCCATCCATAGTGCGGCGAATGACGAGATCGATCTTTGCAGCAACAGGTGAGGACTTCTCTTCCTCTTGGTCACCTATGATAACCCTTACAGTCATTAAAGTACGCCCTCTCTAGCTAGTGCTTGAATTTTAAGAACCTGCTGAATCATCTTATCGTCGATTGGTTGATTTCTGAAAGACTCCATTTTCTCTGAAACTGCTGAAACTTTTCTTTGCATATCTTCATCAGTTTTAATTGTTTCTGAGTCTGTCATTTTCTTAACTTCTTCTTTTAATCGATTGAGTTCTTCGTTTAAGTATACTTTGAATTCCAAACTGTTGTCGCCAAATAAAGTCACATACTTTCCAATTAAAGTTTTCTGACTCTCCCCAAGTTCTTCGCCGTATTTAGCATTAAAATTCTCGACAACCTTTCTATAAACCAAGTCGTCAATGTGAGGCATATTCTTACTCTCAATAACTTCCTCTGGTTTTGAAATAATTCCCTGAATGATTGTCCTCTCCAATAGAACTTTGTGCTTTGCCCCTATCTCTGTACCGAACATCTGAGAGATGGTTGCAAGGTTGCGATAGTTGGGAACGAAATTGCTATAAATTTCTGATCCAAACTTTTTGTTAATCATGTTGATGACATTGCTCTGCGCTTCAAATATCTTCTCTTTGTCAAGAGAATCGTATTCTTTCTTTGTCTCTTGAATAAGGCGCTCTGCGAAATAAAGATCGGCGCCGTGAGATTCGCCAAGCAATTTGTAGAGTTCGAGTTCTTGTCTTAAAACTTTGCCTTTGCTAAAAAATTCTTTCATTAAAGAAAGCAGTGATTTCTTTTTCTCAATGTCTTTTGCAACAATCGCTTTTGCGACTTCTTTAGCTAAGACCTCGTAAAGAAAGGCAGTGTTGCGCTTTTTATTGTGCTTTATTTTCATTCTTTTTTAACTCCGATCTTTCAAGTTCTTCAATAAGCCTTTTGGCCTCAAGGCTGGTCTTAAGAAGTTTTGACTCTTCTTTAGAAAATGTCTCTTCATAAATAGTTTGTTGCTCTTCGAACATCCCCTTAGACAAGGAATCAAGACCTCCGTAGCCAACTTTGCCTGGGAAAACAGAACGGGCTGTTCCCACTTCTGGACCTGCTTTAGCTTTATAATTCTTTGCTCGGCCTGCTGACTTGCGTTTATCGTTCTTGACCTTCTCATAAGTCGCGAGTTTGCGCGCTCTGTCTTTGCGCTTAATATCTTCTGGCGAGTCTTCACGACGACCAGGAGCGGCTAGTAAAACATCATCATCTCCAGCCTCTTCTGCGCCTAAATCATCTCCGCCGAGGTCATCGCCACCTAGGTCATCGCCACCTAGGTCATCGCCACCTAGGTCATCGCCACCTAGGTCATCGCCACCAAGATCGTCCAAGCCTTCATCTCCTCCAAGTTCTCCCCCACCAGTCATAGACGCGGCGGCCATCTCTTGTTCGGCTTCTGCGGTTGCTGCGAGGTTTGCGTCAAACTTCTTGTCGTAGAAGAGTTCGCGCTGGTTGCGCAGGAATTCTTCGTGGGACATATTGAATAGGTTCTCTGCGATCCATCGGCGAGAGAAGAAGCCTTCGTTTGCAGAACCTGCAACGCTGAACTTCTTGTCCCATCGCTCTAGTTCTTGAAGTTCTGCGATGATGGATGGATTATTTAGGTGTAACTTAAACCCAAGCAGATCCTCTCCGTCGTAACCAAGGGTGTAAAGGTGGATGATTCCGATTTTCTCAAGCTCTGAAATGACTGCGCGCTGCAATCGCTGAACTGTGCGAGCGAAACGGATGTCTTTTTGGGCGAGGGTTGTCTTGTCCTCGTCTGCGCCGGCTTCGTTTGTAAGATAAGATGCTGGGATTTTCAATGCTGAAAATAATTTATCTCTCAAGTATTTCACATCATCAATGTCGCCGGTGCGAGATGCGCCACCAACAGAACTAATTTCTGTGTTGGATCCCCCTCGAACAGGAATGAAATAATCTTCCTCGACCGAAAGCGGGTTGTACCGAAGGTCAACACGGCCGGTGCTCTGATCAACGATTGAGTTTCTTTTCATTGATGAAATTACTTTTTGCATATATTGCTCAACCTCGTTTGGAGGGATCTGACCAACATCAATCTTGAAAACTTTTCTTTCTGGCGCCCTAACAATACGATAAGCCATCATTGCATCTTCAAGAAGAACCAATTGGCGCCAGATACGGCGAGCGGCTTCGAGGACTGATGTGCCATATGGCGAGTATTTGTCGTTGCCAAGAATGCGGAAGTGGCCAACTTGCCAATTCTCGAAGGTCATTCCGGCGGTGTTCCACTGGTATTGGATATAGTTTGGGTTAGTCTTGTCTTCGCCCTCAAGCCTGTCTACTTCGTGAGACGGCATACTTATTGTGCTAGTAATGCCCTGCTTTTCATCTAAATCTAGATAAAGGAAGAAGTCGCCGTACTTACACATTGAGCGACACCAGCCAAAAAGATTGTGCTCGACATTCATAATGTCATGATAAAGAGAATCCAACACTGCTTTTATCTCTTCGTTCGGGCAAGCGATGTTTAACATCGGCGACAAAGAGGAATGGGTTGTCATTTCATCTGCATAAATGTCGAGTGCCGAAGCAATCTCTGGCGTGTACTCCATCTGATCAAAATCAACATAGCGCTCTGACCTGTTGTGTTGGGCCAGCATTTTCAATTGCGTAGTATTAATTTCACTATAACGAGTTGTTTTAAATTCTTGACCGCTGGCCGACTTGAAGCGAGAAGCATATTTGTCCATCTGTGAGCGGCGAAGCTTTCTTCCGGCTTGCGCTCTCCGAGAAACAATCGGACCAGAGAAGATCTTTGTTAAGGTCCTAAACAGTTCCGATGATGAATTTCTTGGGTTATTGCCTTTTTTAGCCATTTATCTATCCTTTAATTAGCCATATGAAATCTTGATATTGTTGACTTTGTTCCTTAAGTCTCGCAGAGTGATCTTCCCTGTGACCCTTCATGCCAGGAATAGTCGTACTTAAACTGTTGCTATAGACTTTCATTGAACTGACCATTGCTTTTTTATATTCCATATCTCTTAGATTAACTGTTAACGCTGTATCTCTCACCCAACACGCTATTGCGAGGGCCATAACTAAGTCATCATTATATGACCTCATAGCCTGTGCTCTATTGTTGTTCCAGATGAAAGTTTTGAATTCGCCGATTATTCGTGAAGAATATACAGTAATTAGTTGGTTGCGAATGAATTCTTCCATCTTGGCGATTATTAGAGGGCGAGTTTTTGAAGAAGTGGTGAATCCAGGAACGGAGTTGTTTATCCCCTGTGCTTGCGCCTCTGTTATGTATTCGTGAGTTCCCTTAATAGAGAAGTAAAGATTTGGATATTCTCTCTCTTGTAGTTTCTCTAAGATGGAGATCCCCAAACTATTGTTTTCCACGACAAGCATACAATCGCCATACTCCTTGCCTGTGCTGTCGAGAATTGAGGCGAATTGTTCTAGGTTTGGCTTGCCCTGATACTCTCCTATAACTTCCATTGTCTCCAGTTTGATAATGTGAAACACAGAATAGTCAGCAGCATCACCTCTGGCGACATCTGCTACGAGAAGATAAGCACAGGAAGCATCATATTGCTCCCAGAGCCAAAGGTTTCGGTCAAAGCCAACTCGATACTTGGGCTCGCATATTCCATCGTAAAGCCGGTTAATGTCCTCTGCCGAGATGACTGTTTCGCCTGATGCGTTGAAGTTGCACTCAAGCTCTTGTGCTATTTGGCGAGCAGACATGTTGCGGGTTTCTTTTGCAAACCACTCCTCGTCTCGCTCTGGGTGGACATCCCACGGAAGGACTATTGGGTGAAAGTCGTTAATGCCGGCGTCTGCTTCA